ATTACTCCAAGTGTTGCAAAACCAATAACAGTAAAAGTTGAAAGAGGAGATACTCTTTCATCTATTGCAAAAGAAAACAAAACAACAGTTAGTGCAATTTTAGCAGCAAACCCTAAATTTACTGAAGATGCTAAATATAAAAACGGAAATATGATTTGGGCTGGAACAACTGTAAAAATTCCAACAAAAGTTTCAACACCACTTACAACCGCTACAGTTGAAACACCGCCAAAAAAACCAGATCCAGATCCAACAGACACAACAAGCACAACAGATACAACAAGTACAACAGATACGACAGATACAACAAGTACAACAGATACGACAGATACAACAAGTACGACAGATACAACAAGTACAACAAGTACAACAAGTACAAGTAGTTCATCTTCCGAATCTTCTGATGGCGGTAGTCCAGGTCCTGCCCCATTAACTCCAGCAGACATTACTACTGCATCAGTTGCTGCAGCCCTTCCTCCTCCTCCACCAGTAAAGACAGCATCCATAGACACTGTTTTATTTAATAATGATGAGTTGCCAATTGAGGTAATGACTGATCTTATATTTGAAAATATTGGTGGTCAAGAGTTAATCAATATTGCTCGTAATGATATTATTAATGGTCAACAAGTATCCTATCAGCCAATTAAAAACCTTTCATCAATTCAACAACAGTATAACCCTAATAATATACTTAGTGTTCAATCTACTTCTGATAAGTATTTTTCTAATTTCCCCATTAAACTTGAAAATAAAATTCCAAATCCTGGTACTGGTCCAAATAACAGTTACGTTTATCTTGATTCTACCAACGGAAACCTAGTAATTGAGGCTATTAATTTAGAAATTGATGAGCAAATTGAGGTAGAAATTACGGTAAGTGGTACAATATATGAAGCGGAATTTGGAGAAATTACATCATGATAACTAATACTGGTAAGAGCATTATAGGTAAATACATGCTTGGACAGGCTCCAGCCTATGCTTCTTTTATAGCCGTTGGCTGTGGTCCTACACCCCTTGACCTTGAAGACAGCCCTGGAAATTTTGCTACAAAAGAAGCCCTTGACTTTGAAATGTTTAGAGTTCCAGTTTCTTCTAGAGGGTTTGTTAATGAAAACGGTGTTAATAAAATTGTTTTAACTGCAGAACTACCAACAGAAGAAAGATACGAGATTACAGAGGTAGGGTTATATTCAGCAGGATCCAACCCATCTGCTGGAGCATATGACAGTAAAACAGTATTTGCTTTTACAACTGCAGAAAATTGGCAATATCATACAACCTCATCAGCAACTGCAATTCCAACATATTCCTCTCCACTTGATGATCCAAATGATGATAATGTTATTGCTATTGCAGAACCAGTCTTTCAAACAAATGCAGATAACTCTATATTTTATAAACCTGCTCGTGCATCTAGATATGAAAGATGTAGATTTTTAAATAATACAATTTTTATTCAAGGTGATGATTCAGATATTACCCTAAGCGAAAATAGTGGTCCAACACTTGATCACTTTGTTATAGAGGCTGGATCTAATCATATACATTTAACTGGAGCAAACGTTGATTTTACAAGAAACTCTCCAACAGATGAATTAAAGTTAGCATTTTCTTTAGTAAATAAAGATGGAGATTCTAACGCAATCCCAGAAACAATTAGAGTTCTTGTTGACTTTGCATCAACTGATGATGGATCTGGAGAATATGCTAGATTTGAAGCAGAGATAAACCATGGTACATCTGGAAACCCAGATTTAGTTCAAGATTTTTCAACTAATAGATATTTTGTAATAACAAAACAACTACAAGACCTTTATACAAGTGCTAACTTTACTTGGAATGCGGTAACTGTTGTTAAAATTTATGCATGTGTGCTTTCTGAAGATAGCGGACCGTCACCAGTGCCATCATCAGATTATTATATTGCCTTAGATGCTATTCGTTTAGAAAACGTAGCAACAGTAAATCCACTTTATGGTTTAACAGGATACTCTGTAATTAAAACTGACGGTGCCGAGACAGTAGTTAAATCACCAAATACAAGTAACTATATTGAATTTAGATTTTCAATAGGGGTTACATAATGACTGTAAAAAAAGCAATCATTCAAAAAGAATCTTTGCCTGCAATTGATTCCTCAAGTGCTGGATATGTAGTAAGATACAGAATTATATCTGAGGACAAAAACAGAACATCGCACTGGTCTCCAATATTTGTTACAAATTCTGTAGCAGTTCAACCAGTTGCTGGGGCTTTATCAATTACAGAAACAATTATTACTGCAGTTTGGGGCGATGAATTAAATAGACCATCTTATGATATATTTGTTAAGTTTGACTCAGGCAGTTTTGCTTATCACGGAACATCAACAGTCCATAGTTATTCATTTTTAAATACAGGAACTACATCTGTTCATGTTAAGGTGCAAATAGCATCTTCAATAAAAGAAGTAAAAGCAGGACTAGTTATCTTTGACTCAGGCTTAGAGTCTTTGGTATAATTAAGTAGGAGGAATACATGGCTAAAGTACCGCTACCAGAACGAGGACAACCCCTAGATGTTACATACATCTATCAGTTGGCTGATACTATTAATGATTTATCTACACAGGTATCTTCAGCAACCTACAATTATACAACAGTAGATACTGTAAGCGCAGGAAAACAAAGCGTAAAAACATCTGAGGCTCGTATGATTGGCGGGTATGTTGAAGTAGCAAATAACTCAACAGTATCAGCAGGAAACGAAAAAACATTCTCTTATGATTTTCCAAGCGATTTTAAGTACCAGCCTATAGCAACTGCTACAGCAGTCAACATTGGCAATACCCCTGCTGGACAAAATGTAAGCGTTATTTTAAAAACAGTTACAACATCTAGAGTAGAAGGAATTGTAAGGTTTGGTGCTTCTGGAGACTTATCCTTAGCAGTTAATTTAATAATTCTGGGTATACCAAACTAATATTAAGGGTGGAAAATGGTTTTTTGCAAAAGATGCAAAGGTCGTATGTTTGTTGACAGACAATATAGTACAAACGAACATATGGAAATATTCTGTATGCTATGTGGGTCAAGAATGTTTTTTCACCCTCCCTCAGAAAGTGAGCAAGGTAGATGGATACTGCAAAAGGAAAAATCCAGAGCCAGCAATACAATAACGAGGCTGTAATAAAAGGAAACCAGAAGGTTTGGTTTCTTAATGGAGATCTTGTAAGGCTGTATCATAGTTCACGCTCTACTGGAATGGTTACAGTTTATAATATTAATAAAGATAGAATAGAAACATGCTTAAGGTCTGACTTTAGAAAAAATAGACAAAGAGCATACACTGTTGCTGAGACTGCTAAATTAATTAATCGTCATAGGAAGTATATGCCAAGTTTAATTAAACGAGGAGTGATTCCAAGACCAGTTGGTTCTAGCATTGATGGTAAAACTGGATTTCAAATTAGATCCTATTACTCAGAAGATCACGTTAGAGATATTCGTGCTATACTTGCAAGTATACATATAGGACAACCAAGAAAAGATGGACTAATAACAAATAATAGTACACCTACAAGCCAGGAGTTGACAAGGCGAATGGGAGACGGTATACTTACATATACGAAGACAGAGGATGGAAGATATATTCCAGTCTGGTCTGAAAGCATTTAAAATAGGAATGGGTGGATAATGGAAAACGATTCAACAAAGGTAAACGTAACACTTGGATATACTCTTAATCTGGGAAATTTTCAGTCACTAAGACTTGACCTTGGCGTTATTGATTCTGCAAAAAATGGAGAAACAGTAGATCAGGCTTTTGAGCGTGTCTATAAGTTTGTAGAAGATAAACTCACTGAGAAGATTAAAGAAGCACAAGAAGAGGCTGCCGAGGCATAATGGCTGAACGCAAAGACCGTATGGCTTTGCTCAGTAGGTACAGTAAGTTACATACAGCAAAGTATGAGCAGAAGCCATCTCTAAACTTAAACGTAGAACAGTGGGCTTCTGATGCTTTAATAGAATCTTATGGCATTAGCAATTGTTATGAAATTCTTGAATATTACTTTAGTGTTGCACAAGAACCTAGTTGGAACTATTTTGCATATAATGCAGAAAAAATTATTAATGGAAAAAAAGATTATCAGTTAGATTTACAAGAGCGAATAGAGCGCAGAGCAATGGCGAGGAAGTGGCTTAGTGAATAATACAGAAGCAAGAGTAATATCAGCGCTACTTGAAGATAAGCAAATGCATGTTTTGCTACAGGCAAATGTTGAAAATCTTCTTAGAACACATAATGATATATGGAACTTTATACGTCTATACTTTGAAAACAATGGAAGTGTCCCACCAGTATCTTTGGTTGTAGAAAAGTTTAGAGATTTTGAACCAGTTGCTGGGATTGGTGCAACAAAGCATCACCTTGAAGAACTACAGACTGAATATTTAAATGATAGCCTAAAAGATATTCTAAGATCTGCAGCAGGAGAAGTTCAGGGTGGAGAAGGAACCAAAGCCCTTGATGAACTAATTACTAAGACTTCAGAACTAAAAAAGAATACTTCTGCTATACGTGATATTGATGCAACGGATTTAGAGTCTGCCCTTGCATACTATGAAAATGTTCAAAAACAAAAAGAGAACGGTCAACTTGGAATCAAGACCAACTTGCCAGGTTTTGATAACTACTTACCTTCTGGAATTATGCCAGGTCAACTAGGTGTCTTCCTTGCTTATCCTGGAATTGGTAAATCTTGGATGGCTTTGTATTTTGCTGTGCAGGCTTGGAAGCAAGGTAAGTCTCCATTAGTTATCTCCCTTGAAATGTCTGAGACAGAAGTTCGTAATAGAGTCTTTGCAATTATGGGTGAGGGTGTTTGGTCACATAGAAAACTTAGCAACGGCGAAGTTGAACTAGATATGCTAAAGAGTTGGCATAAAAATAAAGTAGAGGGTAGACCAGAGTTCCATATTATTTCAAATGATAACGGTGGTGAAGTAACCCCATCTGTTATTCGTGGAAAGATTGATCAGTACAAGCCAGATTTTGTTATTGTAGACTATCTGCAACTTATGAGTCCAAATCAAAAGTCAGATAATGAAACGGTACGAATGAAGAACCTTTCACGAGAACTTAAACTTATGGCTATTAGCGAAGAGGTTCCTATCATTGCTATCTCATCTGCTACTCCAGATGATGTTAAAGACCTTAGCAGTGCCCCAACTCTGGGTCAAACAGCATGGTCTAGACAGATTGCATACGATGCTGACTGGGTAATGGCACTTGGTCGTGCTACTAATAGCGACATCATTGAATGTGTATTTAGAAAAAATCGTAATGGATTTATGGGTGATTTTTTAGTACAAGTAGATTTTGATAAGGGATATTATCGTTATAAAGACTATGAAGATGGTAAGTAAAATGACTGACATATACACAGAAGATCAAATCAGAAGAGTTTTAAATGGAATTGGTGTAGATGTTGAGGCTGAGTTTGGTAATGAGTTAATTGTATATTGCCCTTATCATAATAATAGTAGAACTCCAGCAGGGGAAATATCTAAAGAGCATGGAAGATTTTTCTGCTTTGGTTGCCAAGTCACAAAAGGTTTAGATGAATTTGTGATGACGGTATCTAATAGAACATATTTTGAGGCAGTCAGATATATTCGTAGCAAAGGACAAGAAACAGACTTAACAAGTGTAATCAACAAAACACTTTATAGTCCACCAGATTTTGTTCAGTACGATGAGTTATTAATTAAAAGATTAAATAATCAGGCTATGGAATCCCCAAGAGCCGTTAGGTATTTTGAAGGCAGAAAGATTACAAAAGATTCTATGCTTAAATTTGTACTTGGATATTCTGAAAAACAAGATTCAGTCACTGTTCCAATGCATAACCATGAAAGCATGTGTCTTGGCTTTGTTGCTAGAACAATTGAAGGCAAAGATTTTAAAAATACACCAGGATTACCTAAAAGTAAAATCTTGTTTAATTTAAATAGAATTAAAGCATCAAGTATCGTATATGTAGTTGAATCATCATTTGATGCAATTCGACTAGACCAAGTAGGTTTCCCAGCAGTTGCAACTCTGGGTGCTAATGTGTCTGTATCACAGATCAGACTATTAGAGAAGTACTTCAACAACGTTGTACTAATAGCAGACAACGATGAAGCAGGAGTTATTATGACTGAAAAGTTAATTGAAAAAC